GTTGTTAGCACCACTGGTGTTGCTACGGAGAGTTTGGTATCCGATGCTGGTATTTTGAGCCCCAGTGGTGTTTGTTGTTAAGGATTCATAACCAACAGCAGTGTTATTACTTGCGGTTGTGTTTGCATCAAGTGCATTTGCACCAACGGCTACGTTTTGCGTACCAGTGGTGTTGGCTTCAAGTGCTTCATATCCAACGGCAACGTTGTAACTAGCAGTGGTATTTGTAGTTAATGCTTCATACCCGATCGCGGTATTGTATGCGCCTTGAGTATTAGCGTCTAATGCAAGACTGCCGAAAGCAGAATTTCTTGCACCAGTGGTGTTTGCGCTTAACGCGTTATACCCACAAGCAGTGTTATCGGAAGCTGTCGTATTTGCGTCTAATGCTCGTGAACCAATAGCTACATTTTGCGTACCAGTAGTATTTACTTGTAAAGCAATGTTTCCAACAGCCGTGTTTTCAGGGCCAGTGCTGTTTGCGCCTAAAGCATCATATCCAACCGCAGTGCTACCACTAGCGGTAGTATTTGCATCAAGAGCTTGAGCGCCGATTGCAGTGTTTTGCGATCCAGTAGTGTTCGAGAACATTGCTTGAACACCAACAGCGGTTAAATAAGCTCCAGTAGTATTAGTGCCGCAAGTTTGCCAGCCAACGGCAGTGTTGCTTGCACCAGTGTTATTTGTTAATGAGTTATAACCGATAGCAACATGATTGCTTGCGGTCGTATTCGCATCAAGTGCTAATGCGCCAACAGCTACGTTTTGCGTGCCAGTGGTGTTTGCACCTAAAGAATTATAGCCAACGCCAACGTTGTCATCAGCAGTCGTGTTTGAATAAAGAGCAAATGCACCTACAGCAACGTTTGCGTTGCCAGTAGTATTTGCGTCGAGTGTTCGTGAACCAACAGCCGTGTTAAAACCCGCAGTGGTGTTTGCGTTTAACGCGTTATACCCACAAGCAGTGTTGTTTTCTGCTGAAGTATTTGAACTAAGTGCTACCGCACCGAGTGCAGTGTTTTTTGCGCCTGTACTTACTTTTAACGCATCATGACCGACTGCGGTGCTATTGTTTGATGTAGTGTTTGCACTAAGAGCATCTTGTCCAACAGCAGTGTTGCTATCTCCAGAAGTGTTTGCAGTCAGTGCCTCATCACCAATCGCCGTATTGTTTGCTCCTGAAGTATTGGCATCTAGTGCGTTGTTGCCAACAACCGTATTACTCGCAACGTCACCCGCACCACGACCAACGGTTGCACCATGAATTAAAGCGTCTCCACCATCAACATCAAGAAGTGCTGAAGGAGTTGCAGTAGAGATACCTATCCTGTCATTACCTGCATCAATGTGAAGAAGGTTGGCATCACCATTTCCTTCAACGCGGAAATCTAAATCATTACTTGCATCGTTAAATACAATTTCTGCGCTGCCAAACGAAGCACGCTCAACACCACCTGTCGTGATTATAATTTCGTCAGACGCAGGACGTGCAAGACCTGTGTTCGTATCTGACGTGAAAAATATGCTTGGGCTAGCAGCAGATCCGTCAGCAAAGCCACTGCTCAGACCAGTAGCACTAAATACACCAACCTCAGTACCAGCACATGCAATGCCAATCTCATTAGCTGCTTTAGAGAAGAACCCAGTATCTTTGTCCGTGACGAAGGTAATCGACGGGGCAGAATTACTGCCCGCAGGAAAATCAACACCTACATTGACATAATCAGCACCAGCAAGAATTACACCAAAAAAGCTTGCCCCACCTGATGGTGCTGAGCTAAATACAATATTACCGCCGCTAAGATTAAAACCGGAAGAACCTGTAGGATCAGGCTCCTGAATAACACCAGCGACTGAAATTAAACATTGCTGGGGATTAATTGGTAAAGGTACAGGAGCTGCACCACCTACTTGTAGGGCAAAACTTGTAACACTGCCATTGAAAGAAGAACTAATATCATCAATGATCAGATAACTTTGAAAAGCTACCTCAAGGTCGTTACCGATGTAAGCCATTTAAAATTTTTACAGACTGGGCTGGACAGGCCAACTGATATCTTCCAATCTAGCAGCCTGATAAGTTTGAGGAAGATCACGAAGTGCTTGTCTGTATGCAGCCCAAGCAGCCTGATCAATGGTAGAACCTGGGGTCATTACCCAGTCAGTGGAACGTAAGCGAGCGTCCCTTTTCTGTCTTACTACACGCCAAGAAGAATCTTCCTGCGAAAGAATTGCTACGGGATTAAGAAGAGCTTCCAGCTCCTCTACACGAATAGCTAACGCCTTTACTAATTCTGTAGCTTCATTAGTTGTTAAACCCATGACCTGTTAAGGAGTCTGCTCTAAGTAGCTAATTGATAGATCTAGAGCTGTTGCTGTATTGCTACGCGCTCTAAGCACATCATTTGATTCAAGAATAATTTTTGATCCTGCAATCACCTCGAGGGTAGAACCAGCAGGAACTGGCGCATTACGAATTAGATAAACATCGTCGCCGGTGTTTGTGACCAAATAAATATCAACATCAGCGCTACTACTGGCTTTATTTGAAACAAGACAGCTAAGCAAAACCAAGGTTGCAGTGTTTCCTGCGGTAAGAACGTTAGTTGCGGAATCTGTGATTACCGTAGTAACGAGGCTTGACTTGGTGTCGATTTTAAAAGTGTTTGCCATATTATCCTAAGGCGACAATCAGAGCGAGGTTTTCGGATGAATCGAATGCACCGCTTACTGTCAAACTTCCAGTAATCGTGACATTACCAGGAACGCTAATAGCGCCAGCTGAATCTATTGTAAGCCTAGCAACACCACCCGTCACGAATGACACTTGGTCAGGCCCCGGTGAAATAATTCCAGTGTTGGGATCAGAGGCAAATTTTAAAGCACAACTAGTTAGTGAGCCTAAAGCAAGTTGCGAGTTACTACCATTATCTCTGAGAAGAGGAAAACCTCCTGCTGTTACTGCATCGTGTATTACGCATGCATTCTTATCAGTGTCGACAGTAACTTCACCAGCAGCGCCTGTGAAGACTGAATGCTGGACAGTTGTGCCTCTGCGGAATTGTACTTGGGTTGCCATAGATCTATCCTAATGCAACTGCGATTGCGGTAGCAAAATCTTCTGTAGCGATTGTTCCGCTCGAATTAGGAACGGTCATCGTTCGAGTTGTCGAGGATGCTATACCAGAACACTCGAAAGCAAGTTGTTTGGTGTTGTCTGAGTTATCTCTAACTCTAAAGCCACTATCGTTAGTTACTACTGCAGCTGAAGTTACTGATGTCAAGCCTGCAATAGTCGTGGCTGAACTACCTAAAGCAATTGAGGTAGAGCCAACTGTTACTGTGGAGTTTGCTAGTTGAGAATTAGGTATTGCATTTGTACCGAACTCTCCTGTCGAGCTGTTATACGTAAGTCCCGATCCAGACGCCACACTTAAATGAGCACGCACTTCACTAGCGCTCGGACCTGTGTAAGTTATTACTCCTGTCGAATTGTTATAAGCAAGACTGCCATCACCACCAGAATCAGTGACTGAGATTTCACCTCTTATGTTTGCAGCTGTAACTTTTGTATAAGTAAAAGCACCTGTTGAATTGTTATACGCTAAAGATCCATGACCCGTTCCGCTGTTACTTGCACTTAGAGAGGTCAGCAGCGCTACAGTGCCACCGGCATCTGGAAAAAGTATTGAACGATCTGCAGTAGCATTCGTTACTGAAATAGTTGTTTCGTTCGCATCAGCACTAGAACCTTCGAATGTAATCCCAGAGGAATTTAGAAGAATTCCGTTTGCTGCATCTGCTGCACCAACTCGTACGGTAGTTGTGCCTTCAAGTGTGGTGGACGTGAGAGACGTAAGACCAGCAACCGTGGCTGCGGTAGCACCAAGTGAAATGCTTGTCGAACCGACCGTTAACGAGCTATTGGCCAGCTGGCTATTAGGTATTGCACTTGTATCGAATTCTCCTGTCCCGTTGTTATACGTAAGCCCTGATCCAGATGCAACACTTAAATGAGCACGTACTTCACTTGCACTAGGTCCTGTATAAGTAATTACACCGGTGCTTGAGTTGTAAGCAAGAGACCCATCACCTCCGGAATCAGTAACAGATATTGCGCCTCTTGCTCTGGCATTTGTAAAGTACTGATTAGTACCTTCAGACAGATCAGAAGTACTATTTCCAGCAAGATTTAACTTATCCGAAGAGGGGTTCAGCTCCTGGATAAACCCTGAATTTAGGATTAATGAGTTTTTTGTTGCCATGGATCTATCCTATCAGTGGTAAAAATTAACTCAGAAGAATCGGAGGTTCTAATTGAATGATTAAGTTCGCTGTTGTAGACGCCTCACCTACTCTCACAAGATATTGTCCAGCTGTCGATGGTGGTGTTGCTGTTATACCCCCGTAACCTGGAGCAAGGTAAAACGGATCTCCTGCATTTAGACCAGAAGTAGCGAGGACACCGACCGTAAGAACACGAACTTCTTCGCCTGTATTCTTTGCGGTCTGTGCAAAGCCGACAACAGTAGCTTCATCAAGCGTTCCCGCAGCTCGCGCTAAACCAACCTTGCCATCTGAAGAACGTGAATAAAGAGCTGCACCTTGAGTCACATTTTCAAATGCTAAAGCACCAAAACCAGCGACTGCGTAGACAGTTTTACCTGCCATGGTGTCTTTCAAGTCAATGAGTACTTGAGTAAAACCCTCGGCGTTTGAAGAGTATGGTTTGTAATTACTGACTCCTGCCATCAGTTTAGTCTCATTGGAGGCTCAAGTTGAATACTAAATTCAGATGTAGTTGCTCCTTCACCAACACGCGCTACAAATTCACCAGAGCCTGTAGGTGGTGATGTGGCAATAGCTCCAGGAGTCGTGCTGAGAAAGTACACATCACCGGGGTCGATGACGCTTGGATAATCCAGCAATCCAGCAACAAGGACTTTCACAGTTGCACCTAATGCCGCAGCATCATCTGCGAAACCAACAACAAGAGCTTCGTCCTGTGTACCATCAGCCTGCGCTTTACCTACTTGACCATCACTACTTCTCATATACAGCGCGTCGCCATCAGCCACAGCCTCGAAAGTAATAGCGTCAAAACCGATTCTTTCCGGTGCAAATACAGGGAAACCTTCTTTGAGATCAATGACAGCATCAACTAGGCCACGATAATTTGGCTCGTAAGGTTGCCGAGTCATTGTGAAGGCATTGGCAGTCATTAGATCTACTAAGACTGCAATCGCGCCTTCTATATTGGGCTCATAGCCGGTTGCCATACTTCAACCCTATAATTAATAATTCTAAATTGTTTGACCCTTTAGAATAAACAGATAAGAGAAATAAGAATGTCACCTGAATTGATAACTGCTGTAATCACAGGTGGTATTGGCGCCTTCACAGGACTTTCGCGTGCCTTAAACAGTTTTAACAAGAAAATCGAAAAGCGCTTTGAACGTCTTGAAAAGGATTACGATTCTCTTTATGACAAAATTACAAAAGAATATGTGCTAAAAGAAGATTTCAGACGTGAAATTGAGTCGGTGCATACCAAGCTTGACCGAATACTGGACCACTTACTGTCTCGTTAGAGTGTGACCCAGGCAGCAGCATCTGCGTCATACATAAGAAAATTAGAGGCCGTGCTGTCATAGTGGAGCTGCCCATCGACAGGACTTGTAGGTTGGCCTGCACTTCTTGATACAACAGCCTTCACCGTCTTAAAGCTGGTGCCATCATTAATTTTAAGTATCTGCGTACTTGCTGTATCTAGCCAGGACTCACCTTTACTGTTACTCGTAAAACCAACAGCAGAGGCATTGGGTGCTGTAGCTCCTACAAAGGTCGGGCCTGCTTTAATTAAACCAGTGCCTGAATCTTTGAAAAACAGGCCTGGCTCTCCGGCATTTGTATTGATAGCAATCTCACCGTCACCAAGTCTTGTGGGGAATGGGCGGTCTCTTAAAACAGAGGAGTGTCTGGAAAGTATTTGTACCGACATTTAAGTATTGATGTATGCACCAGCATCAACTATTCTATCTTGATCAGTCAACGGACTGTAAGTACTGGCTTCAATCTTCACAACAGATGCTGTGCTTTCTGTTGGGATACCATTGAGATATTCACCTCCATCCACAAAACCCTGCTCAAACTCATCGGTGTACTCACTCAAAGGTTGATCAATCAATCCAAACTTTGCGTTTTCAATGACCTCAGGTTGTAGATTAAAAAGCTTGTTTACCAGCTGCGCAAACCTGCTAGTTGTATTAAAAACAGTACCTGCTCGATCCAGCAAGCCTTGAGCGTTACGCCTGATATCGTCTGTCAATAACATTGAAGGCGCCGAAGCTCTAAAGTCGGCAACATCTTCAGGATTATTATTCTGCCCTGTGATGTTTTGCGTTCCAGCCCAGCCAAAAAATTGCCTATCAAGCACATATTTCTCGGCTGCTTCTTTTAATTTGATTGATTCTTTTTCAAAATTTTTGTAGAAAATTTGTAAACCTTTGCCAACGGGTTGATCACTTGGTTCTAAAAGCCAGGTCCCTACATATTCATGTGGTTGAAGGTTTGAAACATCACAATATCCTGATGTCGTATCACTGAATGGGTAGACAATCACAAATATATTAGAGTCTGTGACTGACGAAATTACATAATCGCCACTGAGGGCTGCTCCACTGGTGAAAGTAATTTTTACGCGCTGATTCTGCTCTAACCCATGGTCAACTGCATTGATTGTGATGTTAGGCCCACTCTGTGTGTATGACGAAGACAATGAAATCGGCTGTCCGCCTTCATCATGAATTAAAGCCCACATGGAGGCATAGATATGCTTACACCAACGGGGCTGATAGTAAAGCAGTGTTTGAGAAGCAAACTCCGCTGTATCTTCGTACTCAGGTAGTTGATAAAAGTTGTTTACAGTTGTATAGCCAAAATCTTCAAAAACACCTGGGTTGTCCCTACTATTACTGAGCTCATTGTTTTTGTTTATTGTCTGTCCTGGGCTTAAGTTCTGTACAGGTGTAACAGGAAACTTCTTTTTATTTTTGTCTGCAAAAAGATTGTATCCTCTTCTTTTTGTATAGTCTTGACAGCTACACTGCCATCTCAATTCAGTGGTAAGGTATCTTCCAACTGTAAATCCTCGATGCGCTGGGACAACTGTGGCGGTCTGTCCTGATATGGTTTTAGCCCCGTAGCTATCTTTACGTTGAAAAATTATTTCCTTAGTTGTCGCATCAGAACCTGTGACCGTGAAACCAACATAATCAGTGTAATCAAACCCTCTTATAAGACGATTGACTTTTACATTACCGCTCGTAGAGCTACTCGTAATAGTTAAGAAAGTAAAAGTAGTTGTTGAGGTGACAGTAATTGAATAACGACCTGATGATACATCTCCGGTAGAAACATCTAGAAACACTTTGTTTCCAGTAGCAAGACCATGGGCAGAACCAGTGGTAACTGTCACTGTCGAAGCAAATCTGCTATATGTCGAATCAATACCAGGATCGCGTTCGACAATACGGTCAGTCATCCGCTCATCCTTCAGAAGACTAACCTGTTCAGGTAATTCGCGAAGCTTTACCCTGGTGCTTGTCCACCTCGTATCAGTAAAGATTGTCGATAAGTAATAAGTGACGTTGCCACTTGTCGTAGCTGAGGTTGCTGCTGTCAGCGTAAATGTATTCTGCGTTCTAGAAACAATCGCCAAGGTGTCATCAGTAGCTGAACCTGTTGTGAAGTCAAGATATATTTGGTCACCTATAAAATAATTATGATTTGACTTTGTAACAGTAATGGTAGTTCCCGATTGTGCGTAAGTTGCACCTACTCCAGCTGATAAATAACGTACTTCATCGATAGGAATGCCAATATCGTAAAAAGAAAACGAATTTGTATCACGCATTCCTACCAGCTGCTCACCTATCTCATTACTTGCTGATGGATAGGTGAAAAGGCGAGCAGGAACAAAGATTCCTGGGAATTGTTGGAACGAAAAATATAAACGATAGTCCCCACGGGCGTTTCTTTCCCGAAAAAGCGAACCTAATGTGCTTTGAGTGATGGAATACAGCTCAAAACCCCTTCTCCAACGTGACCAAAGGGAATCTTGGTTATAAAAACGGATTTCACTAGCGTCTTGGGGCTTATTCGTCGTGTCAAATGGATTTTCTGCTGCAGCACGACGATTTGGGCCTTCGAAAGACGTTAATCTGCCGAAATTTTTGTCCTGATTACGGTCAAAAGGCCCAGACGAAGAGCTTTTGAACTTGTTTAGTCCAAAAGGCATGACAATTAATCAATAGAAGCCGCCCTGAACACCGACATAGAAGCCATTTGTAAGGGCGGTGGCTCCACTTACAGCCGCATAGAGGGCTTGCCCACGCTTGAGCATCAACCCGCGACTCTTCAGTGCTTTACTGCTATTTGCGCTGCCCATATTTGTACCTGCCTGCACCACTGGGTGATTAATAAAAGGTAAATCCTCTTTATCAGTTAGGCTATAAACTACTTCAGAGCCCAACGCCTCAATGCTGGAGACAAAAAGTGGGAAGAATTGGTTGGTGTTGCTGACAATACCAACATTTACTAAATAGAAACAAATATCAATAGGAAGGCGAACGCTCACGTTACCGGTGATAGTGCCACTGAGGCTCGGAATGGCTGCGGTGAACGTTGTCGGGGTGACTGTGACGATCGTCAATTCAGCATCAATGGGAACGGCGCCTGAACTGTAAGTGGTGAAATCACACCACACCTTTTGCCCAATTCGTGCATTATGACCACCCGCGATGGTCACAGTTACCGTCGTGCTATTAGCAGAATAGGTCCCCGTGGTGACAGCCTGCGCGTCAATAAACTCTAGACAACGCTTTGTATAACGCAGCCAAATTTCATCGATGTAAGCACCAGAAATAGACGTGTTCGTCGCACCGGAGTCAACATCAAAAATCTTTGTTGCGTTACCAACAGCAGTAGGAACAAGGTTTGTGCTGAAGGCCTGGCCTGAAGCAACGGTCAACAACGTCGAGGTTGTTGCCGGGCGATCGACCATCAATGGTTGCTTATTAGAACTACTGCTTGACACTTCTATCAGCTGATAACGTTATTTGTATTATAGCGGAATAGGTTTAGTCTTTCTTTTTCTTCTCTTCCATGCGCTTACGTGCCTTGGAGAGAGCATCCTTACGCTTCTCCTTATCGCTCATCTTGGATTCTTTATCGGAACCCTCCTTTCCTTCCTGTTTCTTCTTAAAGTGAGCCAGGAGCTCTGGGGGCATTTTATTTTTAGCCATGATTAAAAGCGTGAATACATATTGCCAGAGCTAGCTAAATTATTGCCGGCTCCTTGCAGGTATCTTGAACGTGGTTGTTTCGACAACATGTCAGGATTGTAAGAGCTACTAAATTGTTCATCCAAAAGATCAGGTGTGCCGATGATGTCTTCAGGCTCTGTTTCCAGTGCTTGCCCGGCCAAACGATCAACAACTTTCTGAACGTTTGAGGTCAACCCTGGGGCCTCGACAACGATACGATCATTTTTGCGGGATGGGGATGATTTAGCTTGGCCCATTTACTTAAGCAACTAATTTA